CAATGCCTTGATGGCGTATACGTCATGCTCTTCATAAGGCGCGGGGTGCCAAGGCTGGTGAGAGATGGGTTTTTTCAAACCAACGCCTCATCAATCATATCCCGCCATACGCAAGCGGCCTCAATACTCGAAATTCTCTCACCGCCAGTGTGCCTGCCGTTCGCCATCTCTTCGGTTGGTTCGCGCATCGCCGCGATCGCGGCGCGGGCCAAGTCCTCAGCCTCTCCCTCGTCAAACACCCTGCGCCCGCTTTCGAATTCAGCGGTAAGTGCCCTCGCCACCCGATCGACCATCTCGCTCATGCCGACGCTCCTTGCGCTGCCTGCACGGACTGCGCCGCATCGCCCATGGTTTGTACAGCCCCGCCGACCTTCGTTGCCACATCAGCGCCCATAGCCATCGCCTGCGCGGCCTGTTGAGCGCGCTGGATCTGTGCTTCCTGAGCCTTGCGGGAGTCGGCAATCTCTTTCGGCACTTCCCAATCGGCAGGAGCAACACCACCCAGCGCTTGTCGGAAGGCCTTGTCGATATCGACATCAAACCGCGTGCCTGGATCGATCTGCGCCGCCATCGCCATCAGCTCCGCAGTCTCCCGGAACGCCAGCGACTTGGCCCGGCTGTTGGCTTCCTGCAACGGGCTCTCAAACTGCCAGTTGATTTCACGGCCACGGAGCGTATCCGGCATATCCTCGAACGAACCGAACATCCCGAGATCAAGCGCGACGTTCCAAGTCTGCTCGCACAGCCCGCCATTGTACTCAACTTCCATCGGCTCGAACAAAGGCAAGGCCCTTCGGATGTACTCCTTGACGCGCTCCTGGGTCTCATAGGCGGTCATCTTGTCGCCGCCCTGAGCCTCTGGGAGGTTGATGACGTTCAGGAAGAACGCTTCCGAAATCATGCGCTCGATCTTCTCCTCTCGCGCATCGCCCCAATTAAGTTCTCCGGGGCGGTCCATAAGCCGTTCCAGAGCCGCGCCCGTCCTCTCGTCGTACTCAGCGTCCACCCACGTAATGCCGCCGGCAAACGTATTGACGCCGCCCTGAATGGCTTCGGCGGTAGCCTTAAGCGGCGGGTCAACCGCCTTCTGTCCAGCCTCCAATAGTGTCAGCGTCATCTGCTGCAGCAAGCGAGCGTCCGGCAGACAAACCACCGTGGCCGGCGAATAGGCATATTGCGAGCCGGAAACCGTCACCCAACGCGGGATAACGTAGTTCGCCCGCTTGGCCGGCACCTCTTCAAGGATCGTATCGTTCTCACAGTCGATGTAGATCGACGTGAACGGCAGACGATTGGACCGGCCTTTCTTCTCTACCGAGAGATCGTATTCGTCCTCGGGAATGATGATGTGCCGGCATTTTACTTCCCGATAGGGCTCGTCACGGGCCATCCTGCGAACCGCAGCTGCCACCTTTTCCGGGAACAGCTTTACCAGGGAGCGGGCTTCGAGTTGCCAATTCCGGTGGATAAGATCGATAATCAGTTCGGCATTTTCGCACCAGGCAACGTCCTTGAGATGCCAATTCCGGTACAGAATGCCGTCGAGATATTTGTTCGGATCGACCGAGATCACGGTCTGGCCGAACGCCACGAAATCGTTATCGCCCTGCTTGGTCGCCCGGACGAACCCCGAGTGCTGATCGTACATCGCTCGCCGCATCACGTCGGACTTGGCGTCGAGCCACTGCTTTGAACTGGCGTCGTTATTGATATCCTCGTCGCCCGTTCGCGCATGAAACCATGACGTTCCGCGCGGTCGCAGCATCGACGACAGCGCGTTACCAAGATCGCGATGCGCCAGCACGGGTCGGCCGGTCATCAGGTTGGATGCGAACTCGTCACCCAGAGAACGCTGCGTCGTGAAATCAGCCCGGATCGGAAAGAAGTTCTCGGCAAAAGTCTGACATAGCGAGTCAAACGGCCGCTTCTTTGAGAAGAGCTTGTCACCTTGAAGGACGAGCTCCCTCACGCGGCTCTTTGAGACTACGGCCATCAGGTGCCGGCGCCCAGCGTGGTAGAGGTATAATCGCCGCGGTCCTTCGGCGCGGTAAGGATCGTTGACTGCCGCCCGGCCCGGCCCATGATGTCGAGCTGTGCCTTGCGCCGTGCTTCCAACACCGCCGCCGAATTGCTGTCAGGCATCGGCGCGGGCGGCTTTGGAACCGGGGCCGCCTGCTGAATGACGGTCGGGCTTGATGCGAACGGGTTGCTCATTAACGTCTCTTTTTCATGTGCTCGTAACCTCGGTTCGATACGGTCTGGAGCGATGACTTGTTTAGCGCTCGTTTTACAGCAGCATGTCCCTCACTTAGGCACATGGTCACCGCATCTCCTTTGCCCGGCGATCGACCGAGCCGCTTGCGAAGGTCGTCCTTGCTCTCAACCAAGATGCCCCTTGCGGAGACCTCATAAGTCGGCGCTGCAAGATCGGACCTCAGTTCAGGATCTGGCGGCAGTGCAATCACCGACCCGCCCTGCTGATCCGGGTTTAGTTCCTCTCGGAACTTCCACCACGCCTCAGCACGCTTGTTGGCGAAGCTAAGTTGCCCGTCCTTTGTCTTCGAACTCGACTTGTTCGCACCGTTGAAGCCGATGTGAGGGATGCCGTTGTCTTTCAGGCGCAGCGTGACCGCGCCGCCGTAGCCGCCGCCAACATCCACCACGACAGGCGCGCTGTCTCGTCGATGCGAGATGATCGTGCCCGCGGCTTTGGACCCGTCCGCCGTCTCAGTGCCCTGCTCAGAGATCAATTCCGCGTACCAGCCGCCATGCCGCACAGCCAATTCGGCCGCATCGGCGCCGCCGCCAGCGGGATCGAAGGCCATCGCCGTCATGTTGAAGGCCTTGTAGCCGTCAGGTTTCCAGCGGCCCTGCGCCTCGATAATCCATTGCGTCGGGATCACTTGGAAGTCAGCGTCCTGACGCGCGGCCATGAAGTTGCCGTCACGAACGGCGGAACGTAGTGGCTCCGGCAGACCGTCTAGATTGGCCTGATAATTGGTATTGATCAGGAACGGGTTGTCTCGCAACGCCGCAGGGATGAAGGTCCGTGACATCGGGAGTAGTTTCTTGCCCTCCAGTTCAATCGGCGTCGGCCCGTCAACCTCTAAATCATCGCCATCTGGCGCCGTAACGAACCACCTCAGTTCGTTGTGCTTCGCAGGCTTTGGATGTGTGATGTCCAGCCATGGCCGGAACATCCCGATAATCCAGTCGCCGTCCGCATTAAGTGGCGGGTTGGAACCCAAGATAGCCCGAACCCGCTGCCCGTCTGTCGTTGATCGAAGCCAGCCCAGATGGAAGCGAATCTGGCTTTCCAGAAACTGGGTAGCCTCGTCAAAATACTTGAAGTCAAAGGCGTGGCCCTGCCAGTCCTCCTCGTCGCCAGCGTGTTGATTGCCGGCGAATTGGATGTAGCGCCCGTCACCAGTTCGAAGCAGCGGTGGCGGCGAGCCGTTGAAACCATCCCGCGAGCCATTGATTTCTATCGCCCGCTCAGTCAAGGCACTCAGGTTGGCGTACTTGCGGCGCATGATTAGCGAGCGTCGATGCGACGTGAACGCCAACCCGAGACCTAAATCCGATTTTCCGCCACCCCCCTGGCCTCCGTAGAGCAGAACGTCGGCAGGACAAAAATACGCGTCTAGCTGCGGTCCCGCTGTTGGAACCCACTTCATACCAGCCGTTGCAGCAACCGCGTCAGCTACAACGGCCTTCTTGTCTTCAGGCGATAGGCCCCCAAGCTTCTGGGTGATTTCCTCAAGGAGCGTAAGGGCCATTAAAACCTTAGCTGTCAACCGCCGGGATCACGAAGCCCGTGGCACCAACCACGCCGGAAACGCGGTTCTCGAACGGGAACAGGCCAACGGTGGTCGTGAACAACTTGTCGGAAGCCGTAACCAGCGTGCCGGAAAAGTTGCGGTAAACAACGCCCGTCGAGGACGCGCCGACGCCGAGCAGCGTGCCGGCAGTCGCCGCGGTCTGCTTGCTGACGACGACGTTATCGCCGCAGTCCAAGTTGATGCAGGCACCAGTCGTCATCTTGAGTAGGCTGGACGTGTCTACCGCGTGGTCGTGGATGATGCGGTTGCGCCGCAGGATCACGCCGTCAAGGGCATCAGCCGAGAGGAAGAACGAGCTGATCGAAGTAACACCGAGGCCCTTCCAGAAATTGTCCTGAGCATTCAGGCGATCAGTGGTATTCGCCGCGCCGGTGCCCTTGACGATGTTCAGGAAGTTCAGGGTACTTGAAGTCTCGCGGAACTCGCAGCCGCGAACCGTGAAAGCCTTGGCGGTCGAGAGCGTGAAGCACGCCGCGATCGACAGGAAGTTCGCCACAAACACCATGTTCTCAAAGCTGTTCGAGGCAGCCGAAACCGCAATCGAAGCCGTGTTGGCCGTGTCCAGCGTGATCGTCGGGCGGGCATCGCCCTCACCCAGACCAATGATGCGAACGCCTGCCTTGGTGCAGGAAAGCCCCGTAGTGGCGTGGGAGATGTTCTCGGCATGACCCGGCAGGACCACGATGGTATCGCCCTGAGAGGCCGTGCAGAGCGCGTAGGCCGCCTTGATCGTAGCGACCGCGGTATCGGGTGAAGAGCCCTCAGAGGCCGCAATGGCGCTGTCAACATAGAACGTCTTGCCGCGGCCGAGGCCCTGCGGAACCGCGCCAACGGGGCGCCCGTCAAACAGTAGGCCGTTTTCGTTATAGCCGAGGCGCCGACCGGCGATGGAATGGTACATGGTAGTCTCCTTGCTGTTGCTGTTTTGCTAGTGGAGTTGGGCGGGATGCCCGGTGGTTGGAGCTAGCCAGACTTCTTCATGCCGAGGCTGACTATTGTCTTCTTGTCGATAGCCTTCTTGGCTCCCGACATCATTTCTTTCATCATGCGGCGCATCATCGGCTCCATCATCTCGCCGATCATCTCTTCCATTTCTCGCATATGTTCAGGATCCATCTTCTTCATGGGATGCCCGTTAGGTGTTGGTGATCGCCGAAACCTTGAACGCACCAGCCGGAGGTACGGCGAAATACTCCGTGGTGTCAGCGGGAAGACGCGGATCTGTCACGGCAGCAGTCGGCGCGGTGCCGAACTTGATCGAGGCGATGCCGTCAACGTGAACGCGAACGAATACCGTGGCGTTGTTGAACGCGGCCGAGAGACCAGGCGTGCCGGTAAAGGAGACCTTCTGAACGGCGATAGCGGGCTCTTGGCTAATCTGCGATCGATTGCCCCCGATGCTCGCGTATTCCGTGATGTACATGTTCGACATTCATGGTCTCCAAACGACAAAACCGCCCGAAGGCGGCTGATAATTCGTGCGCTTGAGTGCGCGTTGTGGTAGGGTTTGCGCTGCAAATCAGGAGCGCGGGATGACCAGTATTTACGTCAAGTGCGACGGATGCGGCGCCACTCTTGATCGCTACACCTTGGCCGACGATCCTCGCACAGGAGACGGAACATTCGGTCGGAACCCAAACGAGGCCAGAGGCTACGCAGAAAAGATGGGTTGGAGTTGTTCAGATCCCGGGCGATGGCCCAGCGAAGGAATCGATCTCTGCCCGAAATGCATCAATGCGTCGTCGGCTGAGTAGCCTTAGCCAGCGTAAACGCTATCCGCCTTGCAGCTTCCGTGTCGGATAGGTCAACGATGGTGATGGGCTCACCGTCCTTACCCGTATGCTCAACCAACTGGCGATCACGCCAAAGTTCCGGGCGGCGATTCTTCAACCAGAAGATCATCGACGTGGTGTCAGGCGCGGCATGCTCACGGGTTGAAGCCCGAACAATCTCGCCCTGGTGCTGAAAGATCTTCTCGCTCTCAAACGTGTAGCCGGTCGCCTTGTGGTACAGACTGCGCTCGACCCGATCGTCAGCTACGTCCTTACCCGCCTTTAGGGCCTGACAGAACTCAGGATATTTCAACTGCCATCGGTAGACAGTCCTGTCAGAAACATCAAAGAAATCAGCTATTTCGATATCTGTTGCCCCGAGTTCGCAGAGCTTCTTGGCCTGCTCCGCATACTCTGGCTTGTAGGACGATGGACGGCCACCCTTATCCGCAGGATCATCAGGAGGCAGTCCAAATGCTCGGTCAGCCGCAGCCTTGATCGCGTCCTT